AGTGTTGCCTGCCAGCTTGCGAGGCAAGAGGCTTGGCATTGAAGGTCGCGGACATCAGGGCACTCCTGTCATGCACATTGCGTATTCGGCTTGTCGCCGGCGGGTCAGCCCCTTGAGCACCTTGCCCCCGGCCCTGTCCCACTTCAGCATCTCAGCGCAGCCTGCAGCGTACTGGCCGGCATTGAAGCGACGCAGCATGGTGGAGGAGGCGAGGTTGCCGGAGCCGAGGTTCAGGGTCCAGGAGACGAGGGCGTCGTAGATGGGCTGGCTGATCGGGGCCTTGACGTGCCGCCGGATGGCAGCCTCGGCAACGCCCAGGTCTTCCCGCAGGTAGCGGTCGCAGTCCGCCGGGGTGGCGGTGCTGCTCTTTGTGATGCGGGCCGTGTGGCCCCAGCACAGGGTCCACACGCCAACGCCGTCGTCGTAGGCCTTGAGGGGCACCGGCGCACCGGGGCTAACCTCGAAGTCCTGCACGAGTCCGACGCCCGCCGCTGACACCACGAGGGCGGCAGCGGCGGCGAGTCGCTTGAGGACCCCCGGCTCCATTAGGCGACCGTGATGGCAGCGGCAGCCGCGTCGGCCACGGGCACGCCGTAGAACGACTTGAGCGTCGGCGTGACCGGCGCGTCGAAGGCCAGCGTGTTGCCGTTCGCCAGCGAGACGCCGCTGTACGTGATCTGCAGCGTGCGCTCGGCGACCTGATCCACACGGGTGATCGTGCGGGCCGGGACCGTCGCCCACTGAGCCGGCGTCGAGTAGCCACCCAGGTCAGCGCCCGAGAACACGACGGTGATGACGTTCGCGCCCACGGCTTGCGTGATGCTGGCGATGGCCGGCGCGGCTGCGACTTGCGCAGCAGCGGAGGCGTTCTTGGCGACGGCCGCGGCCTGCATCTGCACACCGAGGTGGTACAGGTCGTTGGCTTGGTCGGCGGCGCTGGCGGCCGGCTTCTGGTTCAGCTCGTCGACCGAACGGGCGACAGCGGAGCGGAGGGCTTCACCCGTGCCGAAGTGGCGCAGGCGGTGGAAGCTGGAGGTGATCGTCATGGTCAGTCCTTCTTGGCCGGCGCCTTCGAGGGCGACAGCAGGAGCGCGGCTTGGCGCAGAAAGTTGCGGAGGTCAGCGGGCGTGCTCGACTCGGGGGAGTGGCGCTGCACCTGACGAGCGTAATCGACGGCGCGCGTCACCTCGGCGAGGAGGCGGTTGGCGCCGGGGATCATGCCGGGCGAGGAGAGTTCGTTGGGGAGCATCGCTTCATCCAGTAGTTCACCCCGTCTCCGACCCACCGCCACTGGGGCGTGTAGGGCCTGAAGCCGGCGGTGATGAGGGAACGGGCGCTGGCGGGGTTGTTCACCAGCGTGTACGTGTAGGCGAGCTGTCCGCCGCGAGCTGCAAGGCCGCGCATGCGGGCCCGGATCAGGCGCACCTGGAGGCCGGCGCCGCGGAACGCGGGGACGACCCCGGCTCGCGCCAGGAACCAGCAGCCTGGGGCGCTGGCAGTCTCACGAGCGGCGGCGAAGCCCGCCGGCACACCGTCCACGAAGGCGATGTACCAGAGGTCGCCAGCGCGCGGCTGGTAGGGGTCATCGCCGGGCAGGCACTCGGCCTGCAGCTCGGCGAGCAGCGGATGTCTGTGCGACACCTGCTTCACGCGGATCATCGGCGTCTCCCGAGGGAAGGGCCCCGCATGCTGGAGCGCTTCTTGTAGCGGTTGTACCCGAGCGGGTCACGCACCATGTCGAGGTACGCTTGCTTCTGGGCGATCTTCAGCACCTTGTCGCTGTCCACCATGAGCTGCTTCTTGAAGAAGTTGCACAGGCCGGCCAGGGCGTCGGCCCGGTCGTCGTGGACCAGGGCGCCCTTCTCGCGGGTGATCCGGGCGAGCTGGAACAGGAGGCTGTACGTCAGGCCTTCGCGCTGGCCGTACTTCTGGGCGGTGGCCCACTCCTCGTCGAGCATGTCGCTGTTGAGCACGAGGCTCCGTCGCGCCATGATCGGCTCCAGCACCTGGATGATCCGCAGCTCCTTCTGGGTGCTGCCGACCTGATCGTCGAGGATCGCCACGCCTGGGGCTGCTTGCAGCAACAGGGGGCTGAACACCTCGCGGAAGGCGCCGTGTCCAAAGTTCTTCTCGATGATGACCGTCTGCACGCCCCAGTGGGCGGCCAGCGTGGCGAGCCCGGTGAGGGACTCCTTGCCGTAGCCGCCGGCGAACCCGCCGACAGCCATTGCGAACACCGTCGAGCCGAGGACCCCGCCCAGGGCGAAGGCCGTCTCGTCTCGGTTGGCGCCGCCGCCGGCCGGGTCGATGTACAGTGCGAGGTTGGGCAGCTTGTGCACCTCGGCGCTGATGTGGCCGGGCCGGCTGACCTTGAAGCTGAAGGACCCGTTGGAACGGGCGATCAGCTTGGTGGGGTCGTACTCGGCGGCCACGACCATCGGCACCTGCTTGTCCACGCCCAGGCGCAGGCAGATCAGGTTCTCGGTCTTGAGCGGGTAGCGGTCGGCATCCAGCAGCCGGGTGTTCAGCATGAACTGGAGCTGGAACATCGCGCTGCCTTGGCGCAGCTCGCGGTTGACCAGGGCCTCCTCCGACCGCATCAGCGGGTCAGTGGCGTGTCCTTGGTCGAGTGCGGGGCCTGCGCCCGTCTGCAGCGACGGGTCGGCTTCCAGCTTGCGCCGGATGATCGGTGCCAGCATGTCGCCGTAGAGGGGCAACTGCTCGGTCGTCGGGTAGCGGCCCGGCCAGATACGCACGGCAACGCCGCGGCCCGGCAGGGTGTTGTAGATGGACTCGCCGGTCTGGGGCGTGCCCAGCCAGATGGTCCGGCCGGGGCAGCGCTCGCCGTCGATCATGGCGTCCACGACGATGGAGGAGAACTCCAGGGTCAGGTGGAGCAGCAGCTCGCGGTTGCCGGCGGTCATCGAGTTCTTCGGTGACTCCACGTCGTCGCACAGCAGCAAGTCGGCGCGTTTGCCGGGGAGCTGTGCGGTGATGCCGCAGCAGGAGATGCTGGGCGACTTGTCGGTGCCCTTCAAGCTGTGGTGCACGTCGAACGCTTCCGTCGAGGTGCGGTCGCCCGCGCTCCGGTCAGGGCGCAGCGGCTCCAGCTTGTCCCACGCCAGCATGACGCGCGTGATGAGGGTCGAAATCTCGTTCGCCATCTTGCCGCCTGCGGAGACGATCAAGATGCGGAACTTGGGGGCGTGGATCAGGCACCAGATGGCGTAGAACGCCGCGATGGTGGTCTTGGCCTCGCCCCGCTGGGCCTGGACCATGAGGTCGTCAGGGCCCTGTTCCATGTACAGGCCGATGTCCTCCTGAATCTCCGAGGTGGAGAAGCCCAGGAAGGTCATGCCGTCCCGGAGGAAGGGCACGAAGGAGGGGTACTGGGCCTGCAGCTCACGAAGGCGCTTCGCGCGCCCGAGGGCGGCCTTTGCGTCTTCGCGGGCCATCAGTGCACCTCGTCAGGGTCGAGGTCGAGGGCCGGGTTCAGGCCACCGCCGCGGGGCGGTCGGCTGTTCGTGAACGCCTTGCTCAGCTCGCCCAGGGGCGTCTGCGCGTCGTCGTCCGGCACCGTGACGATGCTGTTGTCCTTGAGGAAGGTGCGGATCACGTTGCCCCAGGAGGCGGAGCACAGCGGCTTGCCGGCGTCGTCCTTCTCCCGCAGGCGCTCCAGGAGGAACGTGCAGAACTCCTTGTGCAGATCGGCGCCGTCTGTTTCACTTGCGGCCATTGCGGTCCTTCAGGTACTTGAGAACGGCCAGCCCCGCCATGACGGTGAGGTAGGCGATGGTGGCAATCCCCACCCAGTCAGGTACGGAGAGCCCGAGAAACTTGGCTGACACTTGGCCGGCCCCCGCGACGAGCGGGTAGAATGAGGTCTTGTCGGGCATGATGCGTGAGGGTGAGAGGGTGGGTGGATTTTGCAGTATAGGAGCCCGCTTGCGCGGGCCCCGTCTACTTGCTGTTCAGCTTCTCCGCTGGTAGGAGGTTGATGGCCGGGAGGACCAGGGGCGAGTTGCTCATCGGGAGCAGCTTGGCGAGGCCCCGCGCGCTGGGGTTCTGGACGGTCGCGCTCACCTGGGCGCCGTAGCCCACGAGGGGCACGGACTCGGTGGCGTCTCCGCCTCGGCCGCCGCGGGGCGCCGTCTCACCCGGCAGGTAGCCCTGCAGCCCCATGAGGGCCGTGAGGGCGTCGCCGGTGTAGCCGCCCAGCGTCGCCATGTTCAGCGCGCCGGCAGCGATGGCAGCCGGCTTGAACGCCGCGTCGAGCTTCTTCTTGCGCTCCTTCTCGGACAGGCCCACGCTCTGCACCTCGGTCTTGAGGGCGTAGATCATGGAGCCCACCGCGAGCTGGGCGAGCAGGAGGCCGCTGACTCGGGCGTACCCGTCCAGCATGCCTCCGTCAGCCGCGGCCACGGCGCGCTGCCGACCCCACTGCTTCTCCACACCCGTGATGCTGAAGGTGCGGAACTGCGTGAGAATCTTGATCGCGTCGTTGTGGGCCCAGGCGTTGTTCTCGCCGACGAAGTTGCCCTGGATCATCTGGCTCACGCCGCGGTGCATCGACTGCACGAACGTCTCTGCGTCCTTCCAGTCAGCCAGCCGCGCCGGGTCGAAGCCCATGATGCGGCCGTTCACGATGTCCACCGCGGGGCCCAGGCGGGACACCAGCTCGTCCGTGAAGCCCATGTCCCGCATGTACGGGTTCAGGGCCTTGCCGTCTACGTGGGCCTGGACGACGTGCTTCACCAGCTCCTCTGCGACGTAGCGATGCTGCGCCGCGGTGAAGCCCCGGTAGAAGTTGACGATGCGGCTCGCGTGGCCGACGTGGCGCACGATGCTGGTGACGATGCTGGGCTCGCTGGTGTAGCTGCGCAGGCTCTGCTCCGGCGCGTCCATCGGCAGCTCGATGTTGTAGTCGCGCATGCCCACGTCCCCGCCCCACCGCTCGACGCCGCGGAGGAACCCGCTGCTCGCCTCACGGCCGGCCCGCTTGCCGCGGATGTCCGCGACCATGCGTGGCAGGTTGGGCAGGAACTTCCAGGCGGACGCCACCCCCAGGTGCGAGGCGACGTTCATCGTCTCGGCGGCCTGGGAGAAGATCATCCCGCCCAGGCGGACGGTGCTGACCAGGGAGCGTGCGTTCTGGCTGGCGACCGAGCTGAAGGCGCCCGGGACGGGTTGGCCGAACAGCTCTGCGATCACCTGATCCGTGGCGATCATCTCCTCGCGCGTCACCGGCGGGCCGAAGCGCATGGCCGTCTCGCGCAGCTCCTTCACACCCTTGAAGCCGCCCAGGCCCACCAGGGTGGTGGACACCTCGGCAGCCATGCGGTGGTGGTAGCCGCGCGCCAGGGCCAGCACGTCGGTGTTGTAGAAGGCGCGAACCTCGGGGTCGTCCAGCGGCACGTCCAGCTTGCGCCGGGTGTTCTTCATCCCCGCGGCGTGGTCGGAGATGGCCTGCTTGAGGGCAGGGTCCGTCACTCCGTCCATCGCGTTGATGAGGTCCGCCCGGATGTCGCCCAGGTCGCTGCCGTGGGCGGCCACCGGAACGTCGCCGGTGCCGTGCACGCGGTTGACGGTGCGGGTCACGTAGACCTCTGCCACCGCTCGCGCGGCGCGGGCCTCCTTGAAGCCGTACACCTGCTGGAAGTGCTCCGCCAGCTTGGCCGTGATGAACTCGCGGCCCTGCTCGCCGGCCTCGACGATCTTGCGACCGTCCAGCTCCTGCGTGATGTAGCCGGTGCTGCCGTCCGGGAGGTTGGCCGAGCCCGCGATGTTGGCGGCCTTGGCCTCCGCTACCGCGCGCTGGTTGGCCGCGTCCAGGGCGTCCGCTGCCTTGACGACCGCGGTGTTGGTGGTGGCCGGGTCCGCCGCGCGGTTCTTCCGCCGCAGCATCTCGCTGTACACCTCGTTGTCGAACTGGGCCCGCTGGGCGCTGACGCCGATGCGGTCCACGATGCCGACGCCGCGCTCGTTCGCCCACTGGGACCACGCGGACTCGTAGGTCGGCAGGAGCCGGCCCAGGGTCTTGTTCATGGTCATGTTCCAGCGGACGGCCGCCGTGTTGCCTCGCCCCGCCGCGCCCGTGGTCGTCTCCGACAGCGCGCTCGACAGGTACTGGATCACGGGGTTCTTCGAGCCCGCCATGCGGAGCCCCGCCGACAGCCCGCCGCCCAGGCGCGCGTTCAGCGTGCGCAGGCGTTCGGTCATGATCGGGTGGCCCTGCATGAAGGCCGCGGCCCGGTCATAGATCGCCTGACGCCGTGTGTCGGTGGTCCTACCGCGCGCTGCTGCAACCGCTTTGCGCTGGGCGTAGGGGTCCATCCCGTTGGGCGTCGTGGCGAGCTGGAGGTCCGGCTCGACGGTGCCCAGGGCGTTGGGGTCCATGTCCTTGTTGGCCGCGGTGCGCGGGGTGCGCCCCTCGAAGCGGCGGTCCAGGATGCCCTGGAAGAAGTCCTCGAAGGCTGTCTCGGCGTCCAGCAGCTTGCGCTGCTTCGCGTCCATGAACAGCTTGTGCAGCACCTTCACCATGTCCAGAAACGCCTTCTTCAGCGTCTCCGGCAGGCCGCGCCCCACGGGGTCCTTCTGCATGAACTTCACGAACTGCTCTGCAGCGAACTCGGCGAAGTTGGCGGTGTACGGGTCCGCGATGTCCGCGGCCGTGCCAGCCTGTAGCCGGCCCTGGTTGCCGGCGCCAGGAGCCCAGCGGCGGAGGCCGCGGGCCACAGCGTCGGGCTCGTTGACGAAGCGGTCATACGCGCCGAGCAGGCTGTCCCACTCGTTGCGGGTGAGCAGCTTGCCGTAGCGGAACGTGAGGACGTGGCCGAACTCGTGCACCAGGGTGCGGCCGGCCGTGATGTCCAGGTCGTCCCGCAGTCCGATGACGAAGTTCTTGGCCGTGGTCCAGGCCGTGCCGCGGACGTGCACGTCACCGCCGAGCTTGGGAGCTGCGACGAGGTGGATCGTGTCGCCGGGCATGTAGCGCTCGACCAGACCGCGCAGCACCTCGGCGCTGTCCTTCAGCATCTTGGCCGCTGCGCCCTTGCTGCCCCGCGTGGAGGAGCTGGGGTGCAGCGACGTGCTGACGCCACGGGTGGCGGGTGCGGACTCGATGCCGCGGACGAACTGCAAGTCCTCGGCCTCCGACTTCACCTTGGCCTTCGCCTCGGCGTCCGTGAGGGCCTTCTTCGCGGCAGCCACATCGGCCTGCCCCTTGATGGGGTCGACCAATCCGGCCTTGAGGTTCGCCTGCGCAGCGCCGTGGGCGATCTTGGCCCGCGACACAGCCTCGTCCTCGTGGCCCGTGAACATGCGGCTGGCGCCCAGCGTCTTGTCCGCCGTGCGAGCGCCCTCCTCGATCTTCGGCCAGTTGGCGCGGTTCGCCGCCTCGGTGCCACCGCCGGCCTTCCAGCTCATGGACTCAATCGGGTCCTCGGTCGCGCCCTTGGGCGGCTGGGCAGGGGCGCCCCAGGGGCTCTCCTTGACTTCCAGCTCCAGCTCGGTCGTCTCGCCCACGGGGATCGTCTCCACCGGGGGCACGGTGTCGGGCGCCTCGGGCGTGTTGCCGTGCACCTCGTCGATGTCTGTCTGGTCCAGGATGCCGTCCTCGCGCGAGCGGGTGCCCGGCTGCGGCGGCTGCCCGTCCTTGATGGCGCGCTCGACAGCGGCCTTCTCGTCGGTCGGCCGGGCCGGCGGCTCCAGGCCCTTGGCCCGCAGCTCGTCCACCAGGGAACCCGGTGTGCCCGGCTCGCCCGTCAGGTGGTTCACGCTGCTGCGGATGCCAGCCCAGCGCTCGGCGCCCAGCCGGATGGCGTGCGGGGCCGCATCGACCAGGATGCCGATGCCGATGTCCAGGGCGTAGTCTGACGCGCCCTTGACCTGTCCACCCAGCGTATCCTCAGCGAGGCCGAATGCAGCCCCCTGGGCGGCCCCGAAGGCCACCTCACGTGCGGCCATAGCCCCGGCGGTCAAACGCGGCGCAGCGAGGCTGGCAGCCACCCCGGCGGCCCCTCCACGCACGCCGCCGATGGCAGCGCGGCCGAGGGCGACCGGCATCATCAGGCCGGCGGTGGCGACCCACTGCGCCGGGTCCGCGAGGCCAGCGCCAGCGCCGACCGCGAGGTTGGCCCAGAAGCCGTGCTTCGCCATCGTCTCCTCGCGCTGGCCCATGAGCTGGGCCTCAGCCTGGGCGCGCAGCAGCGCCTCCGGGCCGGTCGTGCCGTTCTCGGCCACGTAGTCCGCCTGACTCGGGGTCAGGTTGGCGGTGGCCTTGGTGTGGTCGTAGGACCAGCCGCCGCGCACGGCCACCTCGTCGCGGGCCCGGCGATCCCGGCCCTCCGCGTTGAAGTGGTCGATGATGTTCAGGCCGGTGGCGATGGTCTGGTCCCGGTGTGCGGACCACAGGGCGCCGATGGAACCGGCCTCCCCTTCCTGCGCCTCCTGGCTGGCGCGCTTAGTACGCGCCTCGGTGGCTCTTGCGATGCCGGCGGCCTCGGAGTCATCCTCCAGGGGCGTCGGTCGTGCCGGCGGCAGCAAAGCGGCGGGCGCGAACTTCGGATCGAATTTTGCCACAGAGGGCTCCTATGCTATTGTGCCCATGCGGGCTTCGTGTGTCCCAGCACCTTCGGCGGTGCGGGGGTCCTGACGGGTTGTCCGCCTTGCGGCTTCAGGGTCTGCAGCATCTCGCTGCCGTACACCTCGTCGCTGCGCATCTGGCCGTCCACCAACCACTCCACGTAGAAGTGGGCCTTGCCGTCGCTGGTGTCGGCGACCCGCATGACGCGAGCGTTGTCCGGCACGTTGCGCGTGGCGAGGATGCGGTCGAGTGCGCGGCCCTGCTGCCCGAGGTCCAGGCTGATGCCCGGAGCCACGGTGCTGGGGTGCACCTGACCTCGGTTCT